TGGTCCGGGACACAGAAAAAGAGGAAACCGATCAGTTGGAGGAGCAGAAATCTTCTCTCCGGGTACGCCGGGAGAAGGAATGCTTCTCTGTCGTGAATCGGGGGTGGATCTGGTATTCGACCCTGACGCTCAGCCAATGGCGGGAATTGCGGAACTGGTACATCGCGTGGCTGAAAGTGACGGAAACCATGACTCCGCCTGAGCGCCCGTCCTGGGTCGATGACATTGATACCGCACGAATCCCGCTGACCCTCGGCGGCTTGTTCTGAGGAGGCGCGCTATGGTTACGATCAATGGAACGAGCATCTCTGTCACCCGCGGGGATACGCTCGACATCACCATCGAGATTCTATACCCGGATGGTACCCCTTATACGGTTCTGGCCGGAGACGTTATTCGCTTTGCTCTCAAGCAGAGATACACCGATCCCGAGCCTCTAATCTGCAAGGAGATACCGCATGCCGGGATGAATCTGCGCTTGGAGGCCGAAGAGACAAAGGCGCTCAAGGCAGGCGGCGCTCCGTATGTCTATGACATTCAGATCACGATGGAGGGCGGCACGGTGTGCACTTTTATTGATCGGGCCAAGTTCACCGTGACGGAGGAGGTGGACTGATGGACGGGAAACTGGTCGGGCGGCTTTCGCCTGGTATCCACCTCACATGCAGGCTCTCTGTTACTCCGAGGGACGGGCCTGCTCCGGTGTTTGTGGATAAAACGGTAACGAAGAACGGAACATACCGCGCTACCGATGAAGGGGCTGATGGCTACTCCGAATTCACCGTTGATATCCATACTGGCCTGATCAAACCTCACTTCTTCGATCTGTCCGGTGGTTATGTCCAAAACGGCGTCTGGACGATTGGAAGCGATACGGTGTGCTATTCCGACGTTTATCGGGTGAACGCGAGCCAGAAATATTTTATCTCTCTGGGCGGCGTGGTCGGAACCAGATTCCGAGCAATGTTTTCTGCGCAGGATACATCCATAGCGGTAGAGCGGGTTGCCGGAAAGACCGTTATTAACGTCAGCAATCCGATTCCGTATGCCTATGTTATATTCACTCCCGAATCTGATGGCTTCATTACCATCTCCAAGGACAACGCCGGGACGGCAAATCTGAAAACCTATATATTCCATCTCGTTGACCTGATCGACGGGAACAACTAATCACGGAGAGTCGCTGCGGCGGCTCATTTTTTATGAGGAGGTTATTTGAAAAATGAAGGAGTTTTGGAACACCATTCAGGTCATTTTCGCTGCTGTAGGTGGCTGGCTCGGCTATTTTCTCGGTGGCTGTGACGGGCTACTGTACACGCTGCTGGCATTCGTGGTTCTCGATTATGCGACCGGTGTAATGGCCGCGATTGCTGACCACAAGCTCTCGTCCGCTATCGGCTTCCGGGGTATTTTCCGCAAGGTGCTCATCTTCGCGCTTGTCGGTGTTGGCCATCTGCTCGACGTGCAAGTGCTCGGCAGCATCGGTGTGCTCCGCACCGCAGTGATCTTCTTTTACCTGTCCAATGAGGGCGTTTCCCTGATCGAGAACGCCGCGCATCTCGGACTGCCCATCCCGGAGAAACTGAAAGCCGTGCTTGAGCAGCTTCACGACCGGGCGGAGAAGGAGGACGACCATGAGCAAACCGAGTGATGTCGTAAACATCGCGCTGGCGGAGGTCGGCTACCGGGAGAAGGCTTCCAACGCCTATCTGGACGACAAAACCGCCAACGCCGGTGCAGCCAACTGGACCAAGTATGCCCGCGACCTTGCAGCCGCGGGCTATTACAACGGGAATAAGAATGGCTATGCCTGGTGTGATGTGTTCGTAGACTGGTGTTTTTTCAAGGCTTACGGAGCTGTCGAAGGGCAGCGCATCCAGTGCCAGACCGGTCCGCTCGGGGCCGGGTGCATCTTTTCTGCTCAGTACTATCAGCAGAAAGGCCGGTACGATAGAACTCCGAAGGTCGGCGACCAAGTGTTCTTCCAGTCCGGCGGTGAGATCGGCCATACCGGCATTGTGGTCGAGGTGACCGACTCCACCATCGTGACGGTCGAGGGCAACAGCTCCGATCAGGTGAAGAAGAACACCTACAACCGCTCCAATAGCTACATCGCCGGATACGGCCATCCGCTCTACGGCGAGTCCGATCCCACGCCGGTGACGCCTGCTCCGGCTGAGGAGGCTCCCGAGGCTGTCGGCTGTGAAGTCGTGCTCCCACAGCTGAAGAACGGCGCGGAAGGCATCGCGGTGAAAAACGCGCAGGTCCTGCTCATCGACAAGGGCTACTATTGTGGCGGTTCTCTCCGGGCAGGGCGCGAGACCGCCGATGGTGAGTTTGGTCCCACGACGGAGAAGTCCGTGAAAAGTTTCCAAACCAAGAGGAACCTGACGGCCGATGGCATCATCGGCTCGGATACATGGAAGGCGCTCCTGACAGCATAACTTTTGAGCCTGTCGGCTGTCCCATACCGGGATAGTCGGCAGGCTTTTTTGCGTTTCTGTCGTCAAAACGACTCCCTGACCTCCAGTGGAAAGTGACTGGAGGTGATCCCAATATGACGAATGAACAGAAAGCCGTGATCCGCAGGCTCCGGCAGCAGAATAGCAGCTATGTCTCTATCGCAAATACGCTCGGTGTCTCCGTCAGCGCTGTCAAAGGCTACTGCCAGCGCAACGGTCTGACCGGCCTTCGTGCTGCAGCAGAGAGCACGCCGGATGACCCGTCCGTCTGCCTTGGCTGCGGGAAACCGATCACCCAGCGTGAGGGCATCAAGCGCGTCAAGTTCTGTTGTCCGTCATGCAGGCAGGCGTGGTGGAACTCACACCCGGAGAAGGTCAACCGGAAAGCAATCTACTCCTTCACCTGTGCCTGCTGCGGGAAACCCTTCACCGCATACGGGAACCGGGGCCGGAAGTACTGCTCCCACGAGTGCTACATCACCGACCGGTTCAAGGGAGGTGAGGCATGATGGCACCGGAGCAGTTTGAGGCCGAGAAGAATTATCTGGCGGCTCGTGAGATCGCGGAGGGCTTCCTGAAAAAGGGCCTGCTGACCGAGGAGGAATTCACCAAAATTGACGCCTTCCTGACCGAGAAATTCTCCCCACAGATGGGCAAACTAATCGCGGCTACAGGCCAGAATTAACTTGCTATGCACCCCTTTTAGAGTGATATATGGTACGGGAAAGGAGGCGAAAAGCCGTGAAAACTGTAAAGAAAATCGAGGTCACGAGGCCGGTCCTGCCTACCCGAAAGAAGGTCGCTGCCTACGCTCGTGTATCGATGGAAACCGACCGGATGATGCATTCCATCTCCACACAAGTCAGCTACTATAACGAGCTCATCCAAAGCAACCCGGAGTGGGAATTCGCCGGTGTCTACGCCGACAACTTCATCTCCGGTACAGCCATCGACCGCAGGCCTGAATTCAAACGGCTGCTGGATGACTGCGAGGCCGGAAAGATCGACATCATCCTCACCAAGTCCATCAGCAGGTTTGCCAGAAACACGGTGGACCTGCTGGAAACCGTCCGGCACCTGAAGGAGCTGGGCATCGAGGTACAGTTCGAGAAGGAGCACATTAACTCCCTGTCCGACGACGGCGAGCTGATGCTGTCCCTTCTCGCTTCTTTTGCACAGGAGGAAAGCCGCAGCATTTCCGAGAACGCACGCTGGGCTATCCAGAAGCGTTTTGAAAAAGGCATCCCGAACGGACACTTCCGGGTGTACGGCTACCGCTGGGAAGACGATCAGCTGGTGCCGGTCCCGGAGGAAGCCGAAATAGTAAAGCGCATCTACCAGAACTTCCTCGACGGGAAATCCCGTCTGGAGACGGAGCGCGAGTTTGCAGCCGAGGGCATCACCACGCGGGACGGCTGCCGCTGGGTGGATTCCAATATCAAAAGCGTCCTCTCGAACATCACCTACACCGGCAACATGCTCCTGCAAAAGGAATTCATCGAAGACCCGATCACCAAGAAGCGTCGGAAGAACAAGGGCCAACTGCCGCAGTACTTTGTGGAGAACACCCACGAGCCGATCATCGACATGAAGACCTTCCAGTACGTGCAGGATGAGATGGCCCGACGCAGGGAGCTCGGTGCCCTTGCCAACAAGAGCCTGAACATCACCTGCTTTACCGGCAAAATCAAATGCGGCTTCTGCGGAAAGAGCTTCATGCACAACACCCGGAAAAACCGAGCGCAGTTCACCACAACCTACACCGACGAGGACGGCATGTACACCACATGGGTGTGCGGCTCCCGGAAGCAAAAGCAGAAAGGTGATCCCTGCAAGGCCAAGGAGATCCCGGACAAGATTCTGAAAGCCTGCTGCGCTGAGGTGCTGGGCTTAGATGAATTCGACGATGATGTCTTTGCCGAGCGCGTCGAGCGGATCGACGTACCGGACGGCGGCACTCTGGTCTTCCACTTTTACGACGGCACTGAGGTCACGAAGGAATGGAAGTCAACCGCTAAGCAGGACTGTTGGACGGATGAATACAAGGATCGCCAGCGCGAATGGGTCCGCAACTACATGGCCAAGGGTGATGGCCGCTTCTCGCCATTCACCACCCGGATTAAATGCGGCTGCTGCGGTGGCTCCTGCAGGCGGCAGGTCCAAGGCTCCTCGGATGGCAAGATTGCCTACTGGCGATGCTCCGGCAGTGGTGCCACCTACTGCGGCATCCGAGGCATCCGGGAGCCGGAGCTCATGGAGATTGCCGCTGACCTGATGGGCATTCCAGAATTTGACGGCGACGCCTTCCGGGAGCGGGTGGACCACATCACGATGGTGAAAAGCGGCCTGCTGGAATTCACCTTCACGGACGGCCACACCGAGGAAGCCGAGTACAGCACCAAGCGCAAGATGCCGGGATGGACCGCCGAGCGCCGTGCCGCCTTTGAAGCCAGACCCAAGCGGCAGGTCACCGAGGAACAGCGGAAGGCCATGAGCGAACACATGAAACAGATAAGGAGGGAGCGGCATTGGAACAGCAAAGGAAAGTCCAAACAATCCCAGCAACCCTGACGCGGTTTTCGGCCACTCCGATCTCCGCGCAGAAGAAACGAAGGGTCGCCGGATACGCTCGCGTCTCCACTGATCACGACGATCAGTTCACGAGCTATGAAGCTCAGATTGATTACTACACCAATTACATCAAGGGCCGGGACGATTGGGAGTTTGTGTCCGTGTACACCGACGAGGGCATCACGGGCACCAGCACCAAGCGCCGCGAGGGCTTTAAGCGGATGATCGCGGATGCGCTTGACGGCAGGATCGACCTGATCGTCACGAAGTCCGTCAGCCGGTTTGCGCGGAATACGGTCGATTCCCTGACCACCATCCGACAGCTGAAGGAAAACGGCATCGAGGTCTACTTCGAGAAGGAAAACATCTGGACCTTCGACGGCAAAGGTGAAGTCCTGCTGACCATCATGTCCAGCCTCGCGCAGGAAGAAAGCCGGTCCATTTCGGAGAACTGCACATGGGGCCAGAGAAAGCGTTTTGCTGACGGCAAGGTCACGGTTCCGTTTAAGCGGTTCCTCGGCTACGACCGTGGCGAGGACGGGAATCTGGTAATCAACCCGGAGCAGGCCGATGTGGTCAAACGCATCTATGGGATGTTCCTGAAAGGCATGACTCCACACGGCATTGCCAAGACGCTGACCGATGAAGGCGTCCCGACACCGGCAGGCAAGCACCAATGGGGCCAGACTACCATCAAGAGCATCCTGTCTAACGAGAAGTACAAGGGCGATGCCCTGCTACAGAAAACCTTCTGCGAGGACTTCCTGACCAAGAAGATGAAAACCAATCAAGGTGAGGTCCCGCAGTACTACGTGGAGAACAACCACGAGGCGATCATCGACCCGGAGACCTTCGAGATGGTCCAGCGGGAGCTCGCCAGACGGACCAAGGGCAAGAATCGCCACAGCGGTGTCCACCTGCTATCCGGCAGGATCAAGTGCGGCGACTGCGGCGGATGGTACGGCTCAAAGGTCTGGCACTCGCCGGAGAAGTGCAAACGGACCGTCTGGCAATGCAACCAGAAATACAAAAACGAGGTCCGCTGCACCACGCCGTACCTCGACGAGGCCTCGGTGAAGGAGCGCTTCACAGTGGCGGTCAACCAGCTGCTGGCCGGACGGGATGCAGCCATCGCTGCCTACGAGCAGGGCATGGCACGGACCCTCGACACCACCGAGCTGGAGGCCCAGCAGGAAGAGCTCCTTTCGGAAATGGAAGTGCTGAACGGCATGATCCAGCAGACGATCCGGCAGAACGCCACGGTGGCGCAGGATCAGACCGAGTACAAGCAGCGCTTCGATTCCCTCAGCCAGAAGTTCAAAGAGGCCGAGGCTAAGAAGGATGCGGTGGCCCTGCAGATCAGCGACATCCTCGACCGGCGCGGCACGATGGAGGACTTCCTCCGTATCCTGAAACAGCAGGACGGCGAGGTCACCGCCTTCAGCGAAAAGCTCTGGTGCGGCCTGCTGGATTACGCCACGTCCTACGCGGATGGCCGCCTGACCTTCACCTTCAAAAACGGCTCCACCTTCGAGGGCTGAGCCGGGTAAATGCAACGCTCCCGATCATCGGTTTGTGGCCGGTGACCGGGAGCCTTTTTCATCTCGTAAAACTGGAATTCATATTACTGTATATCCTTCCGAAGCTAAGACCTTTAAAGCCCTGTCAAAGTTTTCTTCCTTCACAAGAATGTAATCTGTATTGTATGTGGATACAGCAAATATACCTATGTTATTATCCGCAAGTATTCCCGATAGTTTTGAAAGAATCCCAATAAGAGAAAAATCCAAAACACCTTGAATGCGAAAACCTTTCCAACCATCATCTCTCTCAATAGTCTCAGCAGGGACATCCTCCGTTTTACAGACCAATGACAATTCCTCATCCGTTTTACCGATAAAATAGAAATCCGTTGTCATGTCTATATCTAATACATTCTGCACTTTACATACAGTCAGATTATGCTCTATTTTTTTCAGTTCCATCTTCCTCTCTCCCTTACAAACCCCGATTTAGTCCACGATACCCTCATTCCTGAACTTGGCCAGCATCTCCAGCATGTGGATACCGATCTTCTCCGGATCATTATCCAGACCGGCGCAGATGACGCGAAGGCCATCTGGCGTCAGTATCCGGCCATGCAGCTTGTCAGTCTGGTACTGCTGGTACTTCTCATATTCCTTATTTGATATCTGCTTCATTTGGACCTCCGATCAACTCGACAAGCTGGAATTTGTCAGTATTAAAGTTTCAGAATTTCATCTGCAATTTCACGAACGGTTTTATTGCTTGTATCAATGCTCATGTACCATAAAGTAACAGAACAACAAATTCCAATGACAGCCGCTACTATTCTGTATAAATCTGTTTTTACTTGATTTTTCAACCCATTTATGATATACTTCAGAAAAAATGAGTGAGGTGGAAAGATGATTAACTTTTCTTGCAAATAAATTGGAATATACAGTGATACTGTGTTTTACAGTACCATTGTACCCATTGCAAGAAAGTTAAAAGTCTATTCACTCGATATATCGTAGGTGTATCACTCTTGATAGGGGTGGTACTATTATGCTGTGACGAGCTGCAAGAATTGACTTTCTTGCAGCTCTTATTTTATGTTCTTGATCCCTGGAATAAAGGAGGAATGCGATATGTCGATGATCCGAGTCGAGAACCTTACCTTTGCCTATCCATCCAGCTATGATAACATTTTTGAAAATGTCAATTTTCAAATTGATACAGATTGGAAACTTGGGTTTGTTGGAAGAAACGGTAGAGGGAAAACAACTTTTCTAAATCTCTTGCTTGGAAAGTACGAATACCACGGGAAAATACAAGCCTCTGTGCAATTTGATTACTTTCCATATCCTGTGAATGACAAAAACAGATTAACTACGGATATTCTCTCGGAAGTCTGCCCGCTGGCGGAAGAGTGGGAGCTGTTGAGAGAACTATCCTATCTGGAAGTCCGTGATGATGTACTTTGGAGGCCATTTTTTACGCTTTCCAATGGAGAGCAGACCAAGGTGCTGCTTGCCGCTCTATTTCTGAATGATGGACACTTTTTACTGATTGATGAACCGACAAACCATTTGGATATGAAAGCCAGAGAAACCGTTTCAGCATACCTGAAACGGAAAAAGGGATTTATCTTAGTCTCTCATGATCGCTGTTTTTTAGATGGCTGTGTTGACCATATCCTGTCGATCAATCGGTCAAACATCGAAGTGCAAAGCGGAAATTTTTCTACTTGGTTCACCAACTTCCAGCGTCAACAAGAATTTGAACTCGCTCAAAATGTGAAGCTAAAAAAAAGCATTGATAATATGCAAAAGGCAGCTAAAAGAACTTCTGTCTGGTCAGACCGAATTGAAGCGTCAAAATATGGGAACGGCCCGGTTGACCGAGGGTATATTGGTCACAAATCTGCCAAAATGATGAAACGCTCAAAGGCTATCAAAGTGCGGCAGCAACGTGCAATCGAGGAAAAGTCCGGCCTTCTCAAAAATTTGGAAACCGTAGAAGATTTGAAAATCGCTCTGCTTCCCTATTTTTCAGATACCTTAGTGACTTTCTCTGATGTTGTACCGATTTTTGACGGCAAAAATGTCTGCCAGCCAATCTCGTTTACAGTAAAACAGGGAGAGCGCATTGCCCTTGATGGAAAAAATGGTTCTGGGAAAACGAGCCTTCTAAAGCTACTGGTTGGGCAACAAATAGAACATCATGGGACAGTTGCAATAGGTTCTGGCATGATATTGTCCTATGTACCTCAAGATACTTCTATGCTGAACGGTTCGTTATCAGAGTTTGCGGAAGCCAATCGTGTTGATGAAAGTTTGTTTAAGGCAATCTTACGGAAAATGGATTTTTCTCGAATACAGTTTGAAAAGAAAATGGAGGATTTTTCAGCGGGACAAAAGAAAAAAGTGTTGATAGCAAAAAGCCTTTGTGAACAAGCACATCTGTATGTGTGGGATGAACCTCTTAACTATATTGACATCTATTCTCGAATGCAAATTGAAAATCTGATTAGGGAATTTTCTCCTACAATGATCTTCGTAGAACATGATCTTGCATTCAGAAACAACATAGCGACAAAAAGCATTTGCCTGGCTGCCGAATAGCAAGAAGTGCTGCCGCCCAGCCAATCCCAAAATTGAATAAACCGCCGCCCAACGACAGCACATGAAGCAGTAAGTCTTGAAAAAGATTTACTGCTTTTTTGTGCCCATTTTTGGCAAAACAGGCAAGGCGGTGGTGTTTAGAGTGAACAGGAAATTTATACTGCAAATAATTCTCGCCGTTCTCTATCAGCTTTTGCAGCTCTTTCATGCGCTGCTCGGCAGCTTTCATTCCCTCGCGGATAGAAATTTGCCAAATCATTTTTACCTGTTCATCATTAAAACCTTATTTATCCATTGTATGGTTTGCTCAATAACATCATTTGCTTTAGATTCGTTAGGCATTAGAACATTAAAAGTATGATTGGAGTTTTTTACGATTACAGTCTTGCTGTTTTCATTTTTGCTGTTTTCCACAATTTCTTTTGCATGATAATAGGGAACCAGTTCATCTTTGTCGCCAGCTATAGCCAATATAGGACCTTCGTACATTCTCAATCCCATCATTGGAGTTGTATCACGAATGTCATCAAACCATTTTTTTGAAAGCAGCAAGTTCTCTCGCCAAAACATCGGTATCTTTGCATAACCGTTTTCCAATGCTTCTTGATAATACTCATCGAACCATCCTTTGAACACTCCTATACCATCATGACATGCCCCAGACCAACTTATCGCAAATTTTATCGAATGGACTTCTTTTAATAGCTCTGCCATTACACGGGCTCCTTGACTAAATCCTAAAATACCAATATTGTTACAGTCAATAAAGTCCTGCGTGTAAAGATACTGATAAACTTTTTTTGTATCATTCACTTCTCCACAAAAGCTTAATTTCGTTTGGCAAGCCTTACTATCACCGCATCCTGCATAATCAAGACGAATTGAAGCAATGCCGATGTTCAATAATCTTTTGGACATTTCTGCAAACAAATTACCGACTTCATTTTTTTGTGATCCTGTTCCATGGCATAGAATTACCGCTGGCATTTTTTCGTGTTTTTGGGAATAAGAAAACACCGCTGGGATAGCGTATTCTGTATTATATATTGTAATTAGTTTTTCCATATCTTGTTCTCCTCTATTTTCGATTTATACCTGTGCAATAATATAGCCGGGTCAACACCCGACTTCAACATATTTCTGTTAACTTCACAGGAGGGCTCGAACGAGCCCTTTTTGCCCGAAAAACGAGCCCTCGGTCTTATGCGGCCTGAATCCGTATCAAAGACGTAGTGCAGTTTTCTATCTTATGGTCGTCTTTGATACGTCCTCTATATGTACGCATAGCCCAGAAACGGCCTGAAACGGCTTGTTTTCTGGGCTTTTTTGTTTTTACGGCGGTTTGCATCATGCTGCTCCCTCCCGCAAAATCGGTCGGATGGCTGTCCACCTCAGTGCCTCAGCCACACCGAAGACAGCGCGAGCCAAGGAAAAATTAAATCGTTCAAGGATAATTAAAAGGTATGGAAACATTAAAAGGTTCACTCCGCGAGCCCGTTCCGTATCTCCTTCATAGTCCCATCATCTGAAATCTCGTAAACAAACACGTCCCCCAGCAGGTGACCATGCACACGCACATAATACTCTGCGAGCGTTTCTGCCTTCCCGTGATACACAGCCTTTTTCATGCAAAGGATCTTCTTGGTCCCGACTGGCAGAAAACCGAAATAAAAAACAGCCTCATCAAGTCCCATCAGCTTTGCGCTCGGAACGTTGCCGGAATCTGTCCATGTATAGCATTTGCATTCAGCGACTATGGACCTGTCCTCATTGGCAAGATCAAATTTATGTCCCTTCGGCGGTTTTCCTATGGCGACAACTGCTTCCTGCTCAAATGATGTACTGTACTCCTTTTCAAGAATCGATTGTACGAGTTCTTGGAATTTGCGTCCGACATACGGATTCTCTGAATTTGCGTTTGCCATTTACCAATCCTCGTCAAACAGAACGTCGTACAGCATCATCTCCTCAA